CTTGTTTTGTATCTTCGACACTTGTATCTTCTACAAGCGAAAAGTAACGCTTAACCAGCTCTTTAAGTTCATTCTTTTACAATATATATACAACTATTCTATTTATGATAGTAAACATTAACCTCTAATAGTTTTATTTATGCAAAAGAATGAACTTAAAGAGCTGGTTAAGCGTTACTTTTCGCTTGTAGAAGATACAAGTGTCGAAGATACAAAACAAGAATTTGATAGTGCAGAACTTATTGATGGTACAAAAGTTACTAATCAAAAAGATTCTGCTTTTGCCGTAGGTGATTCTCTATTCGTAGAAACAGCTGAAGGTGAAATGGTTGCAGCGCCGGAAGGTGAGCATACAACTAAATCAGGAATTGTTGTCGTTGTAGATTCAGAAGGAACAATTACCGGACTACGTAATCCTGATGAAGAAGGTGAAGGATCACTTGAATCATCAGAAACAACAGAAGAAACTTTTGAAGACGAAAAAGAAGATAAAATGGAAGATGACGAAGAAGTAGAGATGGAAGAAAAAGTAGTCGAAGCCGTTGAGTTTTTCTTAGCAGAAGCCATTATGCCAGAAATCGAAAAGATGAAAGAAGAAATGGCTAACTGCATGGAAAGAGTTGAAAAAGCTGAAGAAAAGATGAAGGAATACATGAGTGAAACACCTGCATCTGAATCCAAAACAACTTCCAAGTTTTCTAAAACAACTTCAATCAAGAATAATGAGGGACCGAAGTATCAACAACGTAGATACGAGATGACTCTCCAAAAACTTAATAACCACAAAAAATAAATAATCATGGCAATTAATGTAAACGCATTAGCGGATTTTAACAATGAGTTGGCTGGTAAGATTGTATTGGATACAGTTTTTACTGGTACGACTGCAGAATATGCTACTGTTCAAGAAGGTATCAAATACCAAGAGCCACTTAACCTAGCAGTGGTTACACCACAGTTTCAAGGTGGTGATTCAGTATCTACTCCTTCGGGTTCAGCAGTATTTTCTCAAAGAAACATCACAGTAACAAAACGTACAGCATACGATTTATGGAATCTACAACTACTTACTGATAAGTATTTAGGTAAGATGGCACTTCCAGAAGGTTCTTATGAAGAAACTTTCGCAATCATGGAAGAACTATCAGGAGATTTAGTACGTAAATCACAACAAGCAAACGATTTCTTCCTATGGAATGCAGCATCAGGTTCAGCTACATCAGCAACTGATACAGCAATCGCAGAAGCAGATGGATTTATCGGACTTGTATCAGGTTCAACAGCAGGTGTAAACGTACCGACAGGTGTTGCAACTGGTTCAATCACAAGCGATTTAGCATACGATCAGTTAGTAGATATGATTAGTGTAGAAAATGATAACGTAATCAACGCAGATGATTTGACGTTCTTTATGGGACCTCAAGTATTCACTCGTGTTGTATCAGGTCTTACTAAACAAAATCTATTCCATTTTGATCCTACATCAGTAGAACGTCGTAATGGTATTTACGAAGTGCCTCTACCAGGTTTCCCTAACATTAGAATTGTTGGAACATATGGATTGACAGGTAGTGAACGTGTGATTTTAGGACCATCAAGTGATATGGTAGTTGGAACGGATTTATTATCTGATGTAGAAAACTTCCAAACTTGGTATGACATTAACGCAGACGCTATCAAATATCGTTTGAGAACTAAACTTGGTGTGCAAGTAGGACACCCTGAATACTTTGTATCTAACGATCTAGCGTAAAGAACATTAACACTTAAACCAACATTATTATGGCTTGTGACATTACATCAGGTTTTACACTAGCGTGTAGAGATAATTCAGGTGGTATCAAAAACATCTACATCCTTTCAGGATCGATTGATGGTATTACCGAAGCAGGTGATGGTCTCATAAGTGATATTAGTGGTTCAGGAACTTTTTATAAGTTTGAACTAACTAAAAACACAGGAGATATTACCGAAACACCTACACCATCATTGGAAAATGGTACAGTGTTCTATGAAACAACCCTTAATGTTGCGTTCCACAAGTTGCAATCTTCTATACGCAATCAAGTAAAAGTATTGGCTCAAAACCCCGATCTCAAAATCATTGTTGAGACGAATAACGGTATTGAGTCACCTTATACTGGTCGTTACTTCCTCGTAGGAAGATATAGAGGAGCAACGTTATCAGCTGGTTCTGCAACATCAGGTACAGCATTTGGAGATGCAAACCAATACGCTCTTACGTTCCAAGGATTGGAACCAGAGCCTATGGATGAAATTCAAACTAGTGATGGTTCAGTTGACTTTTTGACTGGGATATCAGTAGCATAGATTTTCTGTTATATGAGTTAAGGGGATAGCTGTGAAGGGTTATCCCCTTTTTTTACAAACAAAAACATTGAAGTATGCAAAGCTTAACATACGATACATCAGGAACAGAAACCATAGCGATATGGCCTGACGTTACATCTTCAATAGATGTATCTCCTACCGTAACATACGATATGGTATTAAGTAGTGATTACGGGTTACAGGAGACAATCGTATCAATGAGTTTAGAAAGCGTGCCGACAGAGGTTAATCCACGATTAATCTTTACATTTAATAAATCGGACTTACCTAACTATACAGGTAATTATACATTTATTATTAGAGAAGTAACACCTTCACCTGACCCTAACATAGGAACAACGTGGATAAAGGCAGATGAAAAATGGTCTGTTTATCAAGCAACATGGGATGAACCGGCTGAAGATACATGGAAAGTAGTGGATGAATTATGGAGTGAATATCCAAAACGATGGATAGGAAGTATTGCTCCTGCATTTTCTACAATAGAAACAGATAGAGCTTGGATTGAAGGAAATGATGTTCCGACATTTACAGAATACAATGTTCCATCAACGCCAGGTCAATATTCAATATATCATAACTAATGGCAGATAATAAATTCATATTCTCAAAAATCAAAAGATTCTCAAAGCCTTGGGTCTCTTACAAAGAAAAAACAGATGGTAAATATGTAAAAAGTGGGAATGATAATAAGTTTCCCGAACATCTGATAGAGTTATACAACAAATCATCCATTCATGCAGCTGCTGTTAATGCAACGACAGAAGCTATTATTGGAGGTGGATTGAAATCAGATAGTGAAGTTGCATTAGATAGAGCAAATAGTAAAGGTGAAAGTTGGAATAACATCTTTACAAAAGTATCAACAGATTATTATTTACATGGTGCATTCGCATTAGAAGTCATATGGTCGTTAGATAGAAGTAGAATAGCGGAAGTATACCATATTGATTTTTCACACATTAGAGCAAAAGAAAAAGATGATAGAGGTAATATACCTGGTTACTTTATCAGTAACAAATGGTCAGAATATTCTGTAAAATCAGAAGATATTGATTACTTACCTATCTATGACCCTAGAAAGAAAGATGAAGAAACAAATCAAATCTATGTATCAAAAGCTTACAGACCAGGTCAAGAATATTATCCATTACCTGAATACAATGCGGCACTCAAAGTAATTGAGTTAGATACAGAAGTAGATAACTTCCACGTCAGTAATATAACAAATGGTTTAGCACCATCTATTGCAATCACAACATTTAGTGATAGTTCAGACGATGATAGAAAAGCAATAGAAGAAGCATTACGAGCAAACTACGGAGGTAGTGATAACGCAGGTTCATTAATATACATGGATGTTGCATCACCTGAATTAAAACCTGATATAACACCTATTCCACAAAATGGAGCTGATGGGTATTATACGACTATTAATGATATGGTGACACAAAAGATATTGACTGCACATAGGATTACATCACCAATGATGTTAGGTATTAAAACCGAAGGACAACTTGGTGGAAGAGCAGAAGTATTAGATGCATTCCTATTATGGTTTAATACAGTTATTGAACCTTACCAACAAGATATTTTAGCGGAATTAGAAACCTTGTTACAAGTAAACTATCCTGATATTGTTATAGGTGTAGAGACAAAACGATTGTATGATGATGGAGAAGTAGAAGAAGAAGTAGTAACATCAGTAGATACATCAACAGAAGATGACGAACAAATTAACGAAGAAGAGGTAAGTGAATGACACAGACATTTCTAATATCCGAAGCAGTCGTTAGAGAATATACAGGTGTAGATAATAACCTTGATACTGCACTAATCAAAAATGGTATAAGAGAAGCACAAGATATTGAATTACAACGCATTATCGGTACATTACTATACGATAAGATTATTGATTTAGTATCAGGTGGGACAATCACAGATAGTGAGAATAGTAATTATAAGACGTTACTTGATGACTATATACAAAACTTTTTGATTTATGCTTCTTATTTTTATATATTAGATGATATTTACATACGAAGCAGAAACAATGGATTGATTCAACCGACAGGAGGGGATAATAGTGAAGGTGTTGATCGTTCATTATACAATATGAAACGAAGCAGTACAAAGAATAAGATGGAGTTTTACGCACAGAAGTTGCGTGATTACATCATTGAAGAAGAAGCATTATTTCCTGAACTTACAGAAAGTAATAAACTATATGAGCAATATCCTGATTATGACGAACAATATGGTTCTCCATTTGTATTCAGAAAGGATGGATATGCAGAAGAAGCAGTTAAACGAGGAATACCAATTTACGACACACGATATAAACAATACCCGCAATAACTAATAAACTATGGCACGTAACTTAACTAACTTATTCATTTCAGAGTCATTCCAATACCTTCTACAAGAAAGTGGAAGTGGAGTCCAAAACGGATTAGGAATTGATGTAACTTACTTAAATATTACAGCATCTAATGCATTAACCGCATCAGTTATTGAGGGAGGAGTTGCAAGTGCTTCTTACGCTGATGTTGCAGGAGTAGCAAACTCTGTTGCATTTGAGGATGTGAGTGGTAAACCGACATTACTATCAAGTTCAGCACAAATAGCGACTGATATATCAGGAGCATTTGATGATGTTAGTAGTTCACTAGCCACAAGAATAACAGCACAAGAAGATTTTAGTAGTTCGTTAGATGCAACATTTGCAACAGATGCAGAACTAAACGCAGTATCATCATCAGTCGCAACAGATATTACAAACATCGTAGATGGAACAACACCTATTGATTCATCATCATTTGCTACAACATCATCATATGCATTAGTAGCAGAAACATTGATAGGTAGTGTTGAATCAGCATCATTTGCTGCATCTGCATCAAATGCAATATCAGCAGAAACAGTTCCTTTTGGAGGAGTATCAAACAAACCGACATTAGTATCAGGTTCTTCTCAAATCATACTTGGAGATACGACAGGTGATTTAACATCTAGTAGAATTACAGGTATTGTTGAAAGTGCATCATTTGCACAATCAGCAAGTGCTGAAAATGTATCTTTTGATGATTCATTATTTGCGTATACAGCATCAAATACACAAGTAGCATTAAACAGATTAAGTGATAATAAAGCAGATGTATCGTTACTTGTATCAAATGTCAATACATTTCCTACAACAGCATCTGCGGACGTAGGTGGGTATTTTGCATTAGTAACATCATCAGCAGATGCAAGATATATACAAGGAGGAGCAGATGTTGCAACAGGAACTATATCAGGACAGAATCAACTTATATCTTCATTAGTTACAGATAATGCATTATTTGTTGGAGAACCAGGATTACTTAACATTGTAACTGTTGGACAGATAAGAAGAACAGGTGGTGGTACATTCTCATCAGCTGCTTTTTATTATGAAATCTATAAACGATCAGGTTCAGTAGAAACACTTATTGGAACATCAGATACTACAACAGAAGTAAATGAAACATCATACGAAGAGTTTAGTGCTCAAGCAATCGTAAATAATGGAACATTTACAGAAGATGATAGAATAGTATTGAAGTTCTATGGTAATCTTGTAAGTGGTTTAGGTGGTAATCCATCCTTTGACTTTAAGTTTGGTGGAACAACGCCAGTAAGAACACTATTCCCCGTTCCTGCATCAGTATTAGTATCACCCTGGAATGGACAGTTCACAGGAGATGCAGTAATAACAGGAACACTAAATGTAACAAATGGTATTACAGCAGATGTTACGGGTACGGCATCTAACGCACAAAATGCAGTATCAGCATCACACGCACTAGTAAGTGATACAGTAAATGATACAAATGTTGCGTATATCAATCAAGATAATACATTTACGGGAACGCAGACATTTAATAATATTGCGGTAAATGGAACAGGTAGTTTTGGATACTTACAATCTGTCACAGGTTCAGCAAAAGTTATTGGAGATGCATTCGTTCAAGTCAATACTGATTCACCTGCATTACGATATGGTGGTATAAAAGTAATTGATTCAGGTTCAGCAGTAACAGCATCATTCCAATGGGATTCTGAAAAAGATATATGGATGCAACGAGAAGTTGATGGAACGACAGCAGCATTCTTAACAGGATTATCAGGAAGTTTAGGTGTAGAAGCATTACCGACAGAAAATACAATCTTAAAAGGTGGTGGTTCACATACAGTAACAGATTCTATTATTACGGATGATGGAAGTACAGTAACAGTATCAGGTGATGTAACAGCTGATGTTATTACAGCAAACACTAATTTTAGTGGAGATATAACAGGTAATGTCACAGGTAATGCAGATACAGCAACAAGTTCATCACACGCATTACAAGCAGATAATAGTATATCAGCATCATTTGCACAGACAGCATTATCATCTAATACATCAACATCTGCATCATTTGCAAGTTCAGCAACATCAGCATCATACGCAGTAAGTTCATCGTTTAGTGTATCATCATCCATCTCGGAAGCAAATACAAACTACAATACAAATAGTGGTAGTATTGAGTTTTGGAGTGGAAATCAAACGGAATACAACGCAATATCAGCATCAGCTGATGTAAACACAATATACTTTGTAGTAGAGTAATATGGCAAAAAACATTTTTAGAGGAAACACGACTGTAAATAACATATACAGAGGTAATACACCTTTAAGTAAAGTATATAGAGGACAATCAGAGATATGGAGTGCAGCAGAGGCAGGACCGCCAGTTACAGCAGATGTATTTTAT